CCGTCCGGCCCTGTTGTTCTAAAACATTGCGGCTCAGTTCAGCGGACTGCAAACCTTGGCGTGAACCGCCGAAAGCGCCCGCCTGTACGGCGGCGGCATCTTGCTGGGTGCCCGCAATGTCGCCCTGCCTGCGGATGTCGGTCAAAGCCTGCTGTACAGCGGCATCTTCGTATGGGTTAAAATACTGCGAGACGCTGCTGGGGTCAAAACTCTCCGCCGTATAAGACTGAGGCCCTAGGTCGGCAGTTCCAAACTGGCCCGCTGCGTAACCGGGCCCACCTTGGAATCCCTGTGCCGTATAGCCGGGCCCGCCTTGGAATCCCTGTGCCGTATAACCCTGCCCGCGTTGGAACTGACCCGCGCCATAGCCTAAAGCCGCCGGTCCTTGCTGGGCGTTGAAGCCTTGGGCCGTGTACCCCGGCCCGCCGCCATATTCCCCGGTTGATCCTGCCAAGCGTTGCTCGGACCGGCCCAGAGCGCTCGCGCTTGCGTCCTGATATTCGGGGGCGTAGCTCAATGCTCCGAGGGCACGGCCCATGGTGCCTAGCCCAGCGCCCAAGGTCCCTCTTCCGCCCCGCGCCAGCGTCCGGTAACCGCCGATACCGCCGGTGGTGCCTGTTTGTCCGATAGCCTGATTTTCTAAAGCACTTAGATTGGCAACTCTCTGGGTCGGAAGCTGTAGCCCTGTGTCCGCTAATTTTTTACCCGACTTTAAAAGGCCTAGTTTATAGGCCTCAATTTCCGGGGCTTCGCGGACGATTTGTTCTGTTATGGTAGCCATGGCGCGTTACCCCTTCATCTCGAAGTTACGCATCATACTGTACAAGTTCTGAGCCCCCCGGTAGCGGTTGCCCTGCCCGGTGGGGTCTGCCCCTCGAACAGATTGGGCGTTCAGGACAAATTCCCCGTCCGAAAGCATTGCAGGAATGTCGTCGGACCGCTCGGTTCCGGGGCCCTCTACAAGCATTTCGCGGCGTGGATACTGGGCCGTTCCGCCATAATTCAGGTACTGAGGCTGGCCGTCTATAAAGCCCCCGTCAGCCGCGGCGCGCGCATAGTTCGGGTTGTTTTGCAAATACGGTGGTGGGGCCCCGGCGCGGGCAAAATTAACGGACCTCGTTCCTTGGTAGCTGCGGGGGTTTAATTCTGGTCTATATTTGTACGGGTTCAAATCAGTTATTTCAAACTGCTCTGGATTGTCCCGAAGGAGAACGTTTCTGCGTGACGGGGACATAGCCTCCCGGGCGCGTTTCTCCGCCGCTTCTCTGGCTTCCTTATCCGGATCCTCTGGCTCGTCGAACGCGCCACCGGCGTAAGACGCCAGGCCCGCGAGAGCAAGAGAGGGGCCGTATTTCCTTATTGGACCCGGCGTAAGACCTCCCCTTGCCTCCGCTATGGCGGCCGCGTCGCTAAGTTCGATACCCTCTTTGAGGTACTGAGCTTTAAGTTCTCCGGCTTTTTTTGCTATGTCGCCGCTGGCTGGCGATTTCCCGAACAGGGTATCCGACGCAGTTGTAAGGCCTTCGTCCATTGACCTCCCTGTGTCGCCAAATTGACGCTCCCAGAACGCTGGTTTGCCGGGTTGGCCGGACCCTTGGACGACGGGAGCTAAGTTTGTCGAACCCGGGACGGAAGCGTCTCCCCAATAATCGACGGGTGCGGAGGGTACGGCATTTCCAGGAAGGTTTGGATCGAAGCCCCCGATGAACGCATTCGGGTCTCCCGCAAATTGAGTGCCCGGGGCGGAGGCCGCGCCACTGCCAAACCGCTGGTTCAAATACTCACCGGCAGATAGAGGCCCTGCGTCGGATGTGGGAAGGTTCGTGAAGTCGCCCGTGAAGTCAACATTGCCAGCCCCCAAGGTGAGACCGGAACCGGGAGTGAGACCGGCAGTGCCCGCGGCAGTGCCCGCGGCCACGGCGGGGTCAAAGAAACTACCGGAACCCGCAGCGGTGGAGAAATCAGCGCCAGAGAGGGCGTCTCCGATGCCGGAACCCGCAGCCCCTCTTGCGGCTCCTGTTGCGGCTCCTGTTGCGGCTCCTGTTGCGGCTCCTGTTGCGGCTCCTGCCGCCCCTGCCCCTACCGCCCCTGATGCCAGATTGCTGATCGCATTCCAAGGGGCGGTCGCAGCCTCAGTAGCCCCGGCCAGGAAGCCGGAACCGTCCGCAAGGCCACCGATACCTCCGCTGACTACGCCACCAAGGTAACTAAAAGCACCTGCTTTTAGAGTATCGCCCCAAGATCCGCCTTGGAGTTTTGTAACCAGCATAGAAGCCAGAATGCCGCCGATACCCGGCAGGATCGCATTACCTATAATAGGCGCAATAATAGGCGCAACTTTCTTGAACACCTTTTTGACGCTTTTCCAAATGCTTTTGAACCAGAACTCGGGCATCCCCGTGTCAGGGTTGATACTATTAAGCTCGTTTCCGACCACGTAGCGTTCCGGATCCATCCCCATGTCCCGCATCTGCGCGAACAGCATTTCCTTAACTTGGGGGTTAGAGTCCAGAACCTCCATCGGGATGACCGTCTCGCCCTCGGCAGCGTGGACAACGTATATGTCACCATTTCTACCAAACTCCGCCAGCCGGTCTACCTGCTCCTGCATAGAGCCGATACCAATCGGTGCCAGATCATAATCCGCAGAGGCGTCCGCAAAGGACTGAATGCCGGTGTTTGATGGTGTGTATGCTTGCTGCAACATCACGATAGCTCCAATACATTTGCAAAGACTTGAATCTTCGACGCAACATCACAATTGAAAATGAGCGTGTCTCCGGATTCAAGGACAAAAGGTCCTGTAAACGACACGTCTGCGGTGGCAGAGGACGAGGCTAAAGTAGCCATCGTGACCTTCTGCAAAATCACCGTTACCGAAGCGGAGCTATCGGTTATTTTGGAGTATACCACCACCGCTCCCGTGTGGCTATTGTACATGTTTATGTTCTTCACCAGCGCAACAGTGGCCGCTGGACAGGTATACGCGGTCACATCCCCCGTGGCCCCGACAAGAGTAACGATGTTTTTGTATGCGGAGGCCATTAGTCCATAAACCAGTTCAGGCCATTGGTGTCGTCTTCTCCACTGATGACAGCAGGTAATTCGGTGCGCGTGAGAGCGTCCTCGATGGTACGCACAAGGCGTATCATTGTATCAAAGTCGTATTCCGGTGTTACCAACGGAAGGGCGGTTTCAAGTAACTTTGCCACTAGCGCCGCCCATCCGGTCGGATGTCCAACCGCACGTCGCCCAAGGTCCATGCGACATCCGTCGCGCTGCTCTCAACCCGGAGAACCGCCGAGCGGGACCGGGACCGGACAAAAGCCTGATCCGTGGTGCTTGTAATGGCACTCGTGGAGTTTGTAGCTAAACTCTCGCCGGGATAGTTCCGCGTCTTCAGGACGTAATTCACAGAAGTATTGGAATCGGAGCTTGTTATATCTATGTCCGGGATAATCCGGCTTACAAAGGCAAACTGGTCACCGTCACCGATAGAGAAGACCGAAGATTCAATAAACGGTGACATAGCCGCGCCGTCAGCCGTGGTCCCTGTTTCGTGGGCATAGACGTAGTTGAGACTGTCATCGACCCCCGCAGCACGCGGCTTGTCGTGGAGACCGAAGTCAACCCAGGCCGTCCGGGACAACGAACCGATGTCCCAGGTGTTGTCCGCGTAATTGTATTTTGCGTAACGGTCTATGTCCTCGCTATCGGCAGAGCAGTAGAACCAGAAGACTTCGTCAAACATCCGGTTGGATCCTGCAAAGAACTTCAGGTTCTGTTCGTGGTTTATGTCATCAAAGACATACCGAAGAACGGTACAGGGGATGGTCTGTATCTGCCCCGCGTACATGAAGAAGTTCTCTGTGTCCATCCAGAACACGCGGTCTCCGGCTGCCACCACAGCGTTTGGAGAGATTATGGAAGAATTGCTTGCCAGAAGATTAAACGAAAAGGTGAAAGGAGGGCCGACATATCGCATGCTGTAAAGGGAGGCGTCCGTCCATATAAGAAGCTGCTGACGGGTCTCGATAGCGGTGATTATCTCCGATCCGGACGAGAGACGTTGAGACCCGGCTGTATTAGTCACAGTGGGCGTCCAATCGACCGCGTTTTCCTGATCGGACCAGCGAACAAGAAGGAGATCCTGCGCCGTGGTGCCAAGGGTGTTGGCTCCCAGACAGATCACATGCCGGTCTGTATCCGAGACAACAACCTGTCGGGCTATCGTCGGCGCATCAGAAGCACCTGATTGGGCGCTCAGGGCCGACGCCCTGTTACCCAGACCAAGTGTCGCGTCCCAGTAGTAGATGTTATCATTCCGCACGTTGAGGACAAGATCCTCGCCGAAGTTATCTTGCGACCAGAGCCGGGTTTCGCCCGCCGTGAACGGTTCCACAGCTTCTCCCCAGCCATAAAAGGCATTGGCTTCTTTGACGATGTCGCCATCGGAATGCGCCGCAGCGGTGGTTCCTCTGACGCCACGAACGACACCAGCATCCAGATCGTTGCTGGATTTTCCCGTGTACTGGATCAATTCGTCGTCTACCTGTATCAAACCAACAAAAGTCACCGTAGCGCCACTGGCGTGAATTGCGGCGGTGGTTCCATCGGCGGCTCGCGTGATATCACCAAGAATGTTACCCGCATTTGTCCCGTAGATGATGTTCTCGCTGTTTATCTTGACGGTGCCTTTTGCGGGGAAGCCGGTGGAACTTGTGACATTAATAACAGTGTCTACGACCGCGACGGCTGCACTTGTGGTCGATGCCGCCGTTTCAAAATCAGAGGCCGACGTAAGGTCTATCGAAGTGACGCTGGCATTTATCCCCCCGTCTAGGGTTGTCTGGGAATATGTGAGGGTTTCGCCACCAAAGTAACCGGCCCCCCAACCGGGGTCCAGCGTGAGAGCATCTGCGCCAACGTGAATCTGGTAGTTTGCGATCACTGCGGAGCCGCCGCCTGCCGTTGCCCCGGAGGACGCGCTACCGCCCGTGTCCAGCGTATAACTGCTGGCGGACACGATATTGGTGATGACCTGCTCTTTGTTCAAATCAGCAGTTGTCAGACCATCCACGGTTGTTGCACCACTGAACGTGACATAGTCACCCACGGCGGCCCCATGGCCTGCCGCAACAACAGTGATCTCCCCCGAACCAGCGCTTCCCGTAGTAAAAGGGTTCGCGCCCAAGGTAGCCGTGCTTCTAATCGGGGTGATGTCGTTATAGGTGCCGCCTTGTTCTATATAAAACTTTGAGGTTGTCCCCACCCCCATAAGCTTCAAGGCCCCAAGGGTGACCCAGTTTTTTAGCGACCGCACTGTTCCAACGACGGACGAGCCACTAACCCTGGACCAACCCCCTATCTTCTCGGGACGGCCTTTGCGGAAGCGGATCAAATCCGAATCAAACCAGCCTTGCTGGTCCGCAAAAGAAGTACTTTCGCGGTTAACTCCGGGTCGAAACTGGACCTTTGTCAGCGGCATATCATCTATTTACCAAGGAACCCCGGTGCCGGTTAAGGGAGCCTTGGATAGCGCAATCTGAGACGCCACATCGGCCTCAAGCAGGGTAACTTCGTCAGACCCGAGTGCTTCCTTTGCCCATGCGATTGCGTTGGCCTCTGTCACGTCGGCATATGCAGTAAAACTGGACAGGTCGTCGGTGTCGATGCCCACAGAGCCATACTGGCTACCAGAATGATCTACACCATCCACTGTCTCGCTATCCTTCACATTCCAGTGAACCCTCGTGATAACGTCCGCTTTTCCGCCAAGCGACATTGTGCGATCACAGGCCGCTATTTTCCATGTTGCCGCCATGTTACTTTCCTTCCTCTGCTACTGCCTCGGAAGATTCAGCATCTT